GGTTAAACACACTAAAATGTTTAATGCTATATTAGATTATTGGAAGCTTGTAAAAAACTACGACTCTTCTAAGGCTGAAGCATAATGAATGGACAAAAATCAAAAGCAGTTCGTAAACTTTCAGAAGAGTTTGTTGTTACATGGTTAAAAAGTATGTTGACTGATGAAGAACAAAAGAAAGTTTCTGTAACAAACTATACTAAATACTTACCAGAAGACACACATTTTTTTGCTAACAATAAACTAATGGTATCTGCTTATACTCCAAGGTGGTATGGTAAACTAATTAAGAAAGTTCTTAAGACTAAAGAATTAAAAGATATTAAATTTACGGATGTAAACTAATGGTCGGTTTTAGAAAGCCTAGAAAGGTAAGACCAAAAGAAAAAGATGTTCCTAAAGGATATGATTCTAAGTGGGAACATACTTTACACACTACTATTTTACAAGAGTGGGAACATCATACAAATAAAGTTCCTTACATTGTTGAACACAAGTACGAACCTGATTTTGTTAAAAGAATAGGTAATAAAGAATATTTGTTGGAAGCAAAGGGTAGGTTTTGGGACTATCAAGAGTACAATAAATATGTATGGGTACGCAAGGCTTTAAAACCTAATCAAGAATTAGTGTTTTTATTTTTAAGTCCTTATGCTCCTATGCCACAAGCTAAGAAAAGAAAAGATGGAACTAAAAGAAGTCATGCCGAGTGGGCAGAAGCAAATAATTTTACATGGTATAGTGAAAATACTTTACCTGATAAATGGAGAAACGATGAATTATAAATTTAATGAAGACGAAACAATAAAACAAATACAAAGATATGTAGATAAAACTTATGACCAACACTATGCTTATGGAGAGTATCAAGCAACAGATATTATATTTGATAACGGACATGGAGAAGGATTTTGTATGGGTAATATTATAAAGTATGCTATGAGGTATGGAAAAAAGAATGGACATGACCAAAAAGACTTGCTTAAAATAATTCATTATGCTATAATGGCTATACATTTACAGGACACAACAGATGATTGAAGATAAAATAGGAACTAAGCCTTACTTAGGAATTGAAATAGACTACAATAAAGAAAAAACATTTGATAAATTTAGTCTTGATACACTCAAAGATAGATATTTTTGGGAAGGAGAAACACATGCACAAGAAGCATTCGCAAGAGCCTCCGTCTTCGGAGCAACCTTCAAAGGCGAGACAGATTTTGAACTGGCTCAAAGACTTTACAACTACAGTTCCTCTCGTTGGTTCATGTTTAGCACTCCTATACTTAGCAACGGGGGTACAAGCCGTGGGCTTCCTATCAGTTGTTTCCTTAATTATGTTCCTGATAGTAGGGGTGGTTTATCTGCTCACTATGACGAGAATATATGGTTGGCAAGTTCAGGTGGAGGCATTGGTGGATATTGGGGCGATATTAGGAGTAATGGTATTTCTACTGCTCATGGCTCTCGTTCTACTGGAAGCATTCCTTTCATCCATGTTGTAGACTCACAGATGTTAGCCTTTAATCAAGGCACTACAAGACGAGGAAGCTATGCTGCTTACATGGATATCAGTCACCCAGAAATAGAAGAGTTTATAAACATGCGTAAAGAATCAGGTGGTGATATCAACAGGAAGAATCTTAATCTTCACAATGGTATTAATATTACTAATGCTTTCTTACATGCTGTTGAACATGATGAAGACTGGAGATTGATTGACCCTAAAACTAACGAAGCTGTCAAAATAGTAAACGCTAGAGATTTATGGTGGCAGATTATTCATGCAAGAGCAGAGACTGGTGAGCCTTACATGGTAAATATAGATACATGTAACGAAGCTTTACCTAAAGAACAAAAAGATTTAGGACTAAAAATAAGACAAAGCAATTTATGTTCCGAGATTACACTACCAACCAACGAAGAAAGAACAGCAGTTTGTTGTTTGTCTTCAGTAAATTTAGAACACTTCGATGATTGGTCAAAAAACGATAATTTTATACAAGATTTAATAACCATGCTTGACAATGTTTTACAACACTACATTGACAACGCAATAGACACAACACAATTAGGAGAGTACAGTGCAAATTTTAAAAGATTTCAAAAATATGTTAGAGAAGGTAAGGTGGGATATACTAAATCTGCGTATTCGGCATATAGAGAGAGAAGTTTGGGACTGGGTGCTATGGGTTTCCACGCATATCTCCAATCTAGGAACATTCCTTTTGAAGGGATATTCGCAACTGGTTTTAACCATAAAGCATTTACTTATATCAAATCCAAAGCCAATGCTGCTACTAAAGAACTTGCTATCGAAAGGGGTGAAGCTCCTGATATTCATGGCACAGGTAAACGCAATACTAATCTATTGGCTATTGCTCCTAATGCTAGTAGTGGTATTATATGCAGTGGTACTTCCCCTAGTATTGAGCCTTATAGGGCTAACTGCTATACTCATAAGACTCTTTCAGGTTCGTATCAAGTTAAAAATAAATATCTTGAAAAGCTTTTTAAATCTAAAGGACTTAAAGGAAAAAAACTAGAACAAATTTGGAAAGATATATCAGCTAACGAGGGTTCAGTACAGCATTTAGATGTTCTTACAGATGATGAAAAAGAAATATTTAAAACAGCTAACGAGTTAAATCAAATATGGATTGTAGAACACGCTTATAAAAGACAAGAGTTTATTTGTCAAGCACAGTCTGTAAATTTATTCTTTACTTTACCCAAAAGCACCGAACCACAAGAAGTGCATGACGAATACATGCAGTATGTAAATGATGTGCATTGGTATGGAATGAATAAATTAAAATCGTTGTATTACTTTAGAACTAATGCAGCAAGAAATGTAGAAAATGTAAACACTAAAATTCCACGCATAAGATTAGACGATGTGGAATGTATAGCCTGTGAAGGTTAAGGAAAAATTATGAGCTTATTAAAAACTAGAGATTATTACAAACCGTTTGAATATCCGTGGATGTACGAATATTATAAACTACAAAATCAAATGCATTGGATGCCTGAGTCTGTCCCCTTACACACAGATGTAAAAGACTGGCAGGACATAACTCCTGAAGAAAAACATTTACTTACACAAATATTTAGACTGTTTACTCAATCAGATGTTGATGTTGCCTCGGGTTACATTGATAAGTACATGCCTATCTTTAAGAAGCCTGAAGCTAGAATGATGATGTCATCTTTTGCTAACATGGAATCAATACATCAAGATGCTTATAGTTTACTGCTTGATACAGTTGGTATGCCTGAGATAGAATACAAAGCTTTCTCAGAGTACGAAGAGATGGCAGACAAGCATGATTATGTCGGTAACTTTAAACCCCTTAAGTCTGACAAAAAAACTATAGCTAAAACACTTGCAGTATACTCAGCCTTTACAGAGGGTTTACAGTTGTTTTCTAGCTTTGCTATATTACTTAACTTTCCTAGGTTCGGTAAAATGAAAGGCATGGGACAGATAGTTACCTACTCTATACGTGATGAATCAATGCACGTTGAAGCAATGACAAAGTTATTCAGAGAATTTATACAGGAGAACATAGAAATATGGACTGACGATTTTAAAGCAGAGCTATATCAAATATGTAGAGAAATGGTAGAGCTTGAAGATAAGTTTTTAGATTTAGTATTTGAAATGGGAGACCTACAAGGACTAACTAAGAAAGATATGTATGCTTACAATAGATACATAGCTGACAGAAGATTACTACAGCTTGGACTTAAAACTAACTATGACCAAAAAGAAAACCCACTTGGTTGGATTGATGAAGTCATGGGTGTAGAACATCAAAACTTCTTTGAAGGTAGAGCTACTACTTATATGAAAGCAGGTCTAAGAGGTAAACAAGATAATGTTACCTTTACAGGAATAGAGTAATGAAAACAAAAAGAAAAGAAGCAAAACTTCTAAGTTATACTTTACTTTATGATAGGACAGGAAAATTAGTTACTGAAAGAACTAGCACAGATATAAGTGAGCTAGAAAAATTATTAAGTAAAGAAGAGTATAACGCTTTGAATACAGTTGTAAGAGAAGCCACGATTAAATTAGATACTATACATTCTTATATAGAAAATTATTTATCTGCTCGTGTTATGACTCAGAAATAGTATATATTTCTATGCTCTTTTCTTTACCCTTAACATAAATGGGTTCTAAAAGTCTTAAGGATGTAACACTCTTTATTGCAGTGTTATGTCCAATAACTATATCCTCGCCAACTTCCTTAGTAGAACTTTCAAGTCTAGCTGCTAAGTTGACTGCATCACCTATAGCAGAGTAATCAAATCTTGTATCACTTCCCATGTTTCCTATTACAGCTTCGCCTGTATTTATACCTATACCTATTTCAATTCCTAATGATGCTTCTTCCATTTCTCGGTGTATTTGCAACGCTGTTTGTATCGCTTTATTCTCATGTTCTTTTAAGTCTACAGGTGCGTTAAATATAGCCATCATTGCATCACCAATATACTTATCAACCATACCTCCGTGTTTCTTTACTGCATCAGCTTGTATAGTTAAAGCCTTGTTCATTATCTCTGCAACTTTTTCAGGCTCTAGTCTCTCTGATAAACTTGTAAAGCCTCTAACGTCTGTAAATAAAAATGTACAGGTTCTTCTTTCACCACCTAGCTTTAATAACTCTGGA